AGTACCCCTATGTAGATTAATGGGCTCTAGATGCATTATAAGCACAATTTAATTATTTAGCAATATATCTATTTTTTTGCTTGCTTTACCTTGTTAACACTGTTAACATGATCAACTGTCTGACTGATAGGGCTTAGTGTTTTACTAAGGGTGCTAAGCCTTGTTTAGCCATCTTGTCTAGTATTTGGTACGAGCTTAAAAAAGCTTAAGGCTAGGCAAGATGGTTAAGCTTTTAAATATATTTGACCTCAGCGAGTTTTAAGCTTAAAGTAATTTCAAATCTTGCTAGGTGGTCAAACACTTGGTTGTGAAGCCTCATTCCCTTTCAAAAGTTGGTAGCTGGTGAAGAGGGAGTGAGGCTTTCGTGTTTAAGTCCATCGCTCAACATCAGGATGCAAAACCACCTCATCCTCTGTGTGCTGTGTGATGGGCGGTTTGTCACTAAACATACTCAGCTTATTAATGATGGCTGTCTGTAGCTCAAATAGTTGATCATGCTTAATTTGCATCTGAATCTGTGCATCTCTCAAGCGAGCTATAAGCGCCTCTCTATCTGCATTAGCTGAGGCAAGCTTATCTTTTAATTCCTCTACCTCTGATGGATCCCTGCCTGATGCTATTGCCATCATGCTGCTTATTGAGCCTGTGACCATACCCAAGATGCCTACTAGCACATCTCTATTCTCATCTACTATTTTCACATAGGTTAAGAACAGGATAAGGCCTACTACTATTAGTAAGAAGACTACACTAAACCACCATCCTCTACGGGCTTTCTCATCCCTAGTAATCTCTTTAGCACTTTGTTTTTTTTGCTCAGCCATTTAGCACCCTCATCAATCTTGTTATCCACAGCATGATAGTATCAAGCCAGTAAAAGTAATCATCTAAGCCCATCATAAGGCGTGAGTGTTTATTACTCAATATGGGAAAAGCCACCAAGCAAAACCACAGGCAGAGGCCAAAGGTTAAACGATACATAACCCATGCAAGCCACTCCTTAAGCTTTCTATCTCTCATCCTGCTTTTAATCTTCTTGGGGCCTGCCACCTTTTTTGCTTTCTCAGATGATGGTGGAGGCTGTAAGCTTTCAATAGTAGCACCTACTGTGTAAATAAGCTGAGGCTTTTTAACGCCCTTAAATCTATACTCGCCTGCTAATGCATAGCGTGTATTTTTAGGTGTAAAGGTATTGGTGCGCCTCTTAACTGCAAGCATAGCCTCTACAGTTAACAGCACCTGCCCTGCTTGGCACAGGCTCATGGTGCGTGCACAAATATTTTTAGCAATGCCCTCGAGCTCTATATGCTTAGCACCTACTAAAGTGTGTAACTCATCCTGCTTAACCTCTACCACTTTGCCCCAATGCACACCAATGCGAGCGCCTAACTTTGTTTTAGGAGGTACACTCTGCTGATAATGTAGAGCAAAGTTAACTGCATCTATGGGCCTATCAAAGCTAAGTAAAAAGCCATCTGATCTATCAATTTCTCTGCCATCAAACTTATACACTAAAGATCTAGCTAGCTTATCATGGTACTGTAACCACCTTGCACCCTGCATAGCGCCTACTCTTTGGATAAATGCAGTGGAGCCTATAAGATCTAGTAAAACAATAGCTAAATATCTCTCAGTGTATTCCACATCATGCTCCTTAAAAACTTTGCTTGCTTGCTCTACCTATCCTCACTTTACGCTTATTATTTATATTACCTGCGCCTCTAGCTCTAGGAGTATATTGTCTAGAGTCTACTATTGAATCATGCCAGTTAAACATAATGCAATCATAGCGCAGCGCATCAAGTGGGTCCTCACGCCCATCTTTTTTAGGCTGCTCCTTGTTATCCCATGAGTAACTAAGCAGGGCTTTTCTTAAACTATTGCCTCTAGCTCTCTCTCCTAAATCCCACACCTCTTTAGTGATAAGGTATTTTTTAGAATCAAAAGCACGCTTGAGGCGTTGGATGCCATTCAGTATATCTACTCTGATAGGGTCTGATGTATTGCGCAGATGCATGCCTAGCCCACCTTGAGCAGGAGGCTTGCGCATTGCTCTAAAAGCACTTAGGCCTGTTTGATCATTGCGTGCTGCGCCTGCCTTATCTGCCACACCATCATCAAGCCATATCTTAGGCCCATTGGCTTGGGCTTTAAGTGATCTAGGCCATGCCACCTTAAGTATCATCTCAGCTAGCTGTGCAGTAGTCACCTCTGCAGGGTTAATCTCATGGCAGATAACAGATGCTTGTAACTCATCATCATAGGCCATAATTAATACTGATGGTTTTCTAAATCCCCAGTCTATGGCTATGCGCCCTGTCATGCTCTCCTTATACTGCCAGCCCTCGATAATGTGGTTATGAGTAAACTCATTATAGATAAGACCTGTAGGAGGTGCAGGCTTGTTCATCACCATAGCCTCACGCTCTGCCTCAGGTAACATCTTGGTAGCCTCAAACCATGCCTCTGAGAGATTGGCTTGATTAACATAGCTAGTAAAAAGCAAGGGCTGATAGCCTGCCTCCTCTGCCATGTTGCACCACCAAGCATCTGCCACAGGTAAGCCCACTAAGATCATAATAGGGCTTGGGCCTGCTCTTAAACGCCCTAAGGCTTTATGTGCTACCTCTGCTGTTAATGTTTGACATTCGTCTATAAGGCACACACCACTAGTTATATTTAACCCCTCTAATGGGTTATGGGTAGCTTCTCGAGTCCCAGGCCTAAAATACGATCTGCACCACACTGTAGACCCTGTGTGTGTATCTGTCCACAGCCTAAGAGTGTGATTATATACCCACCCTAGAGGTTCAAGCCATTTGGCAATCTCGGGCATGAGTACAGAGTTATATCTAGGAGTAGTGTCTGTGATGAGCAGAGAGCTACATCCTGCACGCCACTTGCTAACAGTGAGCAGGCTAAATACTAAGGCAGATGTTTTACCTGAGCCCCACCCACATCTAGCAGAGATAACCTCATCTTGATTTATTATCCTGTTGATAATCGACTTTTGCAGTTTATTGAGTTGAATCTGCATTTAGTCCTCATCATCAGTATTACTCATGGCCTGCTGTATCATGCTGAGCACCTCAGCCTGCCCATTAGATTGATTAATGGTTACCTCGGTTTCTCGTTTAGCAGACCACCTATCTGGGAAGCGCCTTTCGAGTAACCAAGCATAAGCACGCCAATCCATTTTAGCCTCACCAAGTGCTTTTATCTGAGCTATCTGCACAGCCTCTGCAAAGTCCTCTGCAGTCTCTACCTCGACCTTAAATTGCTCATCCTCTTTAAGCCACTTATAAAATGTGGTCTTAGCAATGCCTGCTTGAGTGATGGCACTAGCTTGGCTCATGCCTTGCCTTAGATTATCTAAAAGCCTCTCTACTCTCTCAGGTGTCTTTTTAGTTTTGCGCCCTGCTTTGCTCTTTGTGCTCATAATGCTCTCTCAATGCTGATAAAAGTGTTTTCTCTATATGATTATAAAGCTCGGCTGACTCTTTGGCTAGGTCTGGGCCATGGTTATCTATAAGCTTGCGCCTTAGCTTAGCTAGTATCTCTATTGCGTGCGTGTTAGATGGTGCTTTAATTTCTTTATTCATAAGTATAACCAATTACTCAATGCACTCTTGCAGTAAGGTTTACCAGTAAGTTTATTAATCAATCCCTCTTTAGCTAAAACTCTCACTATCTCAGCTAAATAAACACCCTCATCAGATAGCTCTAAAGCTCTTTTTTTAGCCTGTGTTTTATAACTTGGCTCTATATTATTTAACCACCTATTCACAGCAGATAGGCCATAAGGTTTACGAGTCCAATAACTAATAAAACCATCTTGCTCTAATTGCTTTACCACTTGAACAATAGTTAAACCCTTTTCTCTAAGTTTCAAGGCTCGATCTCGGGCTAAGGCTTCAATATCTGTATCAGGATAAATGCCCTCAACTTTTTTCTGCACTAAGCTTTTAGTCCATGGCTTTAATGTTTTAGGATTACGATAACCCAATACATCAAGCTCTCTAACTATCTGCCTGTGATACAAACCTTGCTTTCTCAATTTAATAGCCATCTTAATGGCATCTTGTTTATTAGTGTTCATTTAAACCAAGCCTCCATAGAGTGAGGAAATAAATCACTAAGCTCTTTCTTGATAGCTCGAGCCACCTCCTGCGCTTCGGGCTGTGCATGCTCTGAGTCTCTAAGCTTGATAAACTTAACCCAGTTAAGCAGATTGCCTGTCATGTAAAAGGAGGTATGCATAGCCTGTGGTAAAACAGCCCTTGCTTGCTCTCGAGCTACGCCTTTAGTAATTAACTGCTTATAGGCTGACCATGCATAATCTATGGCATTATCATATACCTCAGCAGTAAACTCTTGATTATCAGCAAGCCCATCAGAACACTGTAAGTTTTTAGTAGCCTGTGCTCTCATGTGATCAGGTGCCCAAAACTCTATCTTTTCTGATGTGTAGCGCCTGCTCACCTCATTATAGCTAAATGTTCTGTGCCTCATTATTTGCCTAGCTATAAACAGTGGGCATTTAATGTAAAAAGTCGCAGTGCAATGCTCAAAAGGTGATGTGTGCCCATGGTCTGCTAAATAGTTTAGTAGCTTAATATCTCTCTGTGTTAGCTCGGGCTCATCAGCAAGCTGATTAAATGAGACTCTGGCAGAATTAACTACAGCTAAATCTGTGCCCATTGAA